GCATTTTGGTTTGTTACTGAACCACTTATAATACCTGGTAAATCTTCTACTGCTGTTTTAAATGTAGATGGTGTAAATTCTGTTGATTTATAGAATTTGAATTTAGCTTTATACTCCTGATAAACTTCAGGTGTTAGCCATGTTGGAGTTTTCATTTCTATTAACTCCGTTAGTTTTTGTTTTCTTTCTTTTTTTGTCATTTTATATTAATTTTAAGTATTTGTAATTTTTCCCTCTTTTTCTTTACAGGCTGAGAATGATTCCTGTTTATTTGATACAAATATACGAAATATATTTGAATTATACAAGCTTTTTTTCACTTTTTTTCTTTAAATTTTTTTTAAAATTTAATTTACGCATTCTTACTTTTTTTCGGAATGCGTTTCTATCTCTTTTGTAACTCATCTTGATATGTAGAATCTGATTAAATTATTTTCTACCCATCTTCTATCTTTATAAGTTTCAAAAGATTCACCTTCTAAACGAATCGGGCCTTGAAGGAGGTGTGAAACTCCTTCATCCCAATCAAAGATATGATTAAAAAATCTTCTTTGCGTTGGATAATCCCTTCTGTCTCTTTTATCACACTCACCTCGTAAGTATGATAAATTTCTGCGATTACTATAACTCATAATAATCGTTTTTAAAAGGTTCTGTAAATTGTTCTGGTAATTCTAATAGTTCGAGTGAACTACATAAGAGTAAAGCATTCTTATCAAAGAATACACTTTTGGTGTGCCGTTTGTAGACTCGGCTGTCTTTGCTGTTTAAAGCCATAATTTTGAAATTTAGTTTATATTAGTTTATTCCATTTATTGGCCGAAACCAACTAACAGGGGGAATAATTTAACCTGTATATGTATGTTAGTACTAAAAGTGTACCAACTATATTTTTTCTACTTTTTGTCATGATAGTAGACAACTTGTCATGACAAATTGTCAGTTTTACTTTCCTACATTCCAAAACAATGCTCCCTTTGAAGCATGTTCTTGGATGAATGTCCAAGCTTTACTATCATATGTCAAAGAACTTTCGAAAGGAGGTCTTTCATCTACCTTACACTCTTGATTAAATTTGTACTTAGATACAAATGTTTCTGCTCTTCCTCTTTCTCTTTCTGTTGTGTTATGGCCTATTCTAACTCCATATACTTTAGCATCTGGCCAGGCAAGTTGTAATCCTCTACTTAGTACTCCACTACTCATTACAGTCCAAACCTCTTTAGGTGGTTCTATATCAAGTGATAGAGCGGCATTTTTCATTGCCTCTATAATGACTGGATGGTCACCACCAAATGGAATAAGTTGTGCTCCTTCTGCATTTCTAACATAGTTTTTTGCTTTTGCTTGTATATTAGTTAGATATCCCATTGGTACTTCAATAATGTTACAACCTAAACGAATTGCCTCTGTTGTTAACCAAGTGTGTTGACCTTCAGGTATTGTTACAGTAGATTTCTTACCTAAATCATGACAAGCATATGCTAATGATAATTGTGCATATCCTTCTCTTGGTGAGGCATAAACCCATTCTTGAACATCAGGAAAAGATTCAACAAATACATTGAATGCTCTTCTTTTTGTTCCTCCATCTAATAAATCATCTCTAACTACTTTTATACCATCATGTTCTTTTATAATCGGTTTTGGTAGTTTTATAGATGATTCCCCAACCGATTTAAAATCAAAAAATTGTAACTCTTTCAAAACTTTCTTTCTTCATAATTAAATATTCAAAAATTAAGTTTTTACAATTTGGCCACTTGGGTTTAGGCTGGCACTTTCTCCTATTGAAATATTAGATATGAGTCCAAGTTTTTCGTTTAACAATCTCTTCTATATTCCATTTACTAACTTTAAAGTTTCTAGCGATAACATTTGTAGAGAATCCTTGTTTGTGTAAATCTCTAATTTGTAAAACTTGTTCTGATGTAAGTTTTGAACGAGGGTGTGATTCTCCTCTTAATCTGTTGCTAAAGAACCAAAGTTCGTTTATATTCATTAAAATGGTTTTCTTTGTTCGTCTCTTTCGATAAGAGTACTCATGTGGTCTGCAAAATGTAAAACATGACCAATATTACTTCTTTGTGCTTTTTTGATATCAAATGTCTTAAGATATTTCATATTATCTTCATCATATATACCATCAGTTAGTTTGATACCAAAGAATTCTTTTTCTGAGTATTTTAAATCATATTGTGATAGTAGATAAAAAGTTCTATCGGTGTGAGTCATGTAACTGATTTCATCATTCCATGTATAAACCTCACCTCTGTTTTTTCTATGCCACTCAGATTCTTGTATTTTGTATGCCATATTTCCCTTTTCACCCAATTTACCCAAATCGTGGTGAAATGCTGAAAATAATAATTCTTCTTGTGTAAAATCTACGATACCACCGGCTTCTTTGTATAGTTTTAACATACGAAGTGAGTTTCTTGCCACATTCATAACATGGTCGATATAACCACCTTCGTAAGCATTGTGGTAGTTTACATTTCCACTCGCTGGAGATAACATTAGGTTTGGTCCTAATTCTTCCATTGAGTACATATGGAGTAATTTTTCTAATCGTTCTCCACTAAACGATTTTTTTAACGCCTCGATAAACTTGTTGTAGTTTTCTTCGAGTTGTTTTTCATTGTAACGGTTTATCATAACTTTTAATTTAAGGTTTATACTCTTTCTATTGGAATAGTAATTAAATGATAGGTATCATATTGTGGATGTTTTTGTGAAAAATCTACCTTTGATTCTATTTTAAGTTTAAAAGCTGTTTCAGTTTCTACATAATACAAAACTTCCGAGCCATCCATACTACTTAACTTTTTACTTTTATTAAAGGGAACTTTAGGTGTTCCTTTAATAATAACTTCTTTTTCATCATCGTGAACGAATTTAATTCCTGCCATATATAATTTAATTTAATTTATACAAATATACGAAAAAAAAATGAGAATTCCAAATTTTTTTCTAATTTTTTAATTCATTGAGTGCATTTGTATATGCTAATTCAGATTGTAGACCAGCAAATCTATGTACTTCTTTACCATCCTTTTCTATAATAACAGTTGGTACTGAACGAACATAGTATTTCTGAGCTATTTCAAACTGGTCATCAATGTTTACATCTTCAAAAGAAACATCTGAAAACTTTCCTTTAACTTGTTCCATAATTGGTGTTAACATCTTACATGGTCCACACCATTCTGCATAAAATTTTTTAACTTCTAACATAATTTCTCCTATTTAATATTCTGATATTGGTTTTTCACTAAAATAATAACCTGGTTTTAATGGTATATTTCTTTTTGATAACTTTACCTTTCCTTTATAATTGATAGGTAGTAATCTAAAATCAATAGATAGTCTTGGATTTTTAAAATCTTTTCTACAACTAGCAGTATGTAAATACGCTCCATTGAACAATAACATTTTATCTAAGTAATTTATTTTTTTAGATATTAATGATAAAAACTTTTTTACTATTTTATTGTTTAAAAAATTAAATGGTAATTTATTTAAAATAAAACTTCCAAAAGTAATAATTTCAAAACCAAAATCTTTTTTTGTAATTGGAACCATAACATTAATCTGACTCTTATTATGATTGAAATGAGTGTCAGAGTGCCATACAGGATAATTATCTTCTTTAGTGTTATATCTAAAGTTTGGATATTTTTGAAAATAAAAATCTTTATTTAAAACTTTATATACTTTTTTTAACATATCAATATAATCTATATAGTTATCATCCATAACTCTATTATATTCTTTATTATCAATTTTTAAGAATATATGACTATTTACAACTTCTTTTTTAGGATTTGAAAAACTTTTTTTTAATTCACTAAGAAGTTTATATCTTTTTAAATGTATAAATTTTATCATAACTTTTATCCATCACATGCAACACAATCAGGGTCAACCGCTCTTGTTGCGATATCTCCTCTAAGAACTGATTCAGTTCTCATATAATATAAAGTTTTGATTCCTTGTTTCCAAGCCTCTAATGTTACTTGGTTAATCCATTTCGGTGATGCAATGGAAGGGAATGCTAAGTTTAATGAAACTCCTTGGTCAATATACTGTTGTCTTACACCAGCTTGTTTAACCAAATCCATTTGATTTATTTCTTTGAATGTTCTGAACACATCTTTGACAGGGTAGATTTTTTCTCTATCACCATTAGTGATATCTTTACAAAGAACCATTTTGTTATCTAAGTAACACCACTTATCAAGTTCTTTGATATCTTGTACTGAACCACCATCTTCTAAAATCTTATCCCAAGTTTCTTTATTATTGATACCTGCTTTTCTTAGAACTTTAATTAACTCACCATTTTTTCTGATGAAAGTTCCTTTTGCAGTTTGTTCTGTAAATACATTTGCTGCCCAAGGTTCAATACCTGCTGATACATTTCCAGCTAATTTAGAGTTACTAACGGTTGGAGCAACTGCTCTTAAGTGAGTATTTCTAAATCCACTTTCTCTACACCATAAAGGTTCACCATATTCTGATGCTAAATCTCTTGATGCTCTATCTGATTCAATTTTTATTTGTGAGAAGATTTTACGAGTTTCAAATTGTGCTTCCATACCTTCAAATGGAATACCATTTTGTTGTAGGTAAGTGTGCCATCCTAAAACTCCTAATCCTAATGCTCTACCTTTTTCAGCAGATGCAACAGAGTTTTCGAATCCTCTCATGTTTTTTGCTTTCTGAATAAACTCCGAAAGTACCCCATCTAAGAACCAAGTTGCTGTATAAATTAAATCAGTATCTCTCCACTCATTATATTTAGCAAGATTTACTGATGATAAACAACAAACAAATGAATGGTTCTCATCTGTATGTAAAGTAATTTCAGAACATATGTTAGTCATGTGAACTTTTAATCCATTCTTTTTATACATTTCAGGATTTTGTTTGTTTACATTACCTTTAAACATAATATAAGGTTCACCAGTTGCTTTTCTTTTTTGTAGTAATTTTCCCCACTTTCTTCTCGCATCAGGTTCTCCTTGTTCAAGTTTTCTCATAAACTTATCACCTACTACTGCACATTGATGTAGATTAAGTGATTGTCTATTTACATCACCTTTTGGTTCTCTAATTTCTAACCACTCTTCAAAATCATCGTGTTCGATGTTTAAGTTAACCGATGCTGCTCCTCTACGAACTGAGCCTTGGTTAGTTGCAAGGATTGTAGAATCATATATTTTACAAAATGGTACAACACCATCTGATGTTCCATTACCTGTAATGTTTGCTCCTGCTGGTCTAATTTGATTTACACCAATACCAACACCACCACCATGTTTTGCAAGTAACATAAGTTCTAAGTTCTTTTTACCAATATCATAAATTGAATCGGCTACATCAATACCGAAACAAGATATAGGTAATCCTCTATCAGTACCAGTATTTGAAAGTACAGGTGTTGCAAGGTTTAACCAACCTTTCCAAATATAATCAAAGAACTTAGTTGCTAATTGTGGTTTACCTAATCTTTGTGCAACTCTTGTTGCAACTCTCCAATATGCATCTTTGGGTTTTTCACCAGGTAACAAATATCCTTTAGATATAGTTTTTACATATATTTCAGTATTTGCCCATGATGGAAAATCAACATCAAGTTCCCACCCTAGCTCTTCGCCATAGTTTGTCTTTGCCATAATATTTTATTTATTTAAAATAAGTCATCCCAATCTTCACCTTCGTTTGCCTTACTATAATCAGTAGGTCTTATTGCGAAGAAATCGGTGTGAGTATGACCACCTGTAAGATGATAGAACCATTC